GATGTCTCTCGTTGGAACGATCGATCTAACGATGACGACCTTGTCCTGTGAGCAATCTCTGTCGAGTGCATCTTCAAGAGCCAAGGACATAGCCAAGAATGTTTTGCCAGTTCCTGCAGATCCTGCAAGGACGAGATTGTTTCCTGCTTCATACTCATCGATTACATCTTTCTGTATTTTAGTTAAAGGCTCAAACTCAACCATATCGTCAAGTCTAACTTTAAGAGAACCGGCACTCTTTTTCACTGTTCAGTAATCCTTAATGTTATTTACTTTATATGTATCCTTGATCTTTGACATGGTTTCTCTGAAACCGTCATCGACCTTGAGATTAGTTCCACGCTCTGAAACTATCCTAGGAGCTGTTATAACTGTTTTGAAATGTGGGTTCTTCTTAAGAATCTCTTGAAGGCTATCCCATGACGTTAGTATCTCAAACTCTGAGTCGTCATCAGTGTTTCTCACCGTGTACGTAGGCATCTATGTCTTTCCTCAATTGATCTGCTCGTTTTCGCAAGTCAGAGACAATGGCGTCTTGACTCCATCCTTTATATGGATAAGCAGTATTATTATCTATACGTAACTTTTCATCTTCTTCACGACTGCGACGTTTCATGTAGTCGTAATAGCTTTCACGATTGACTGCATCACAGTCTGGATAACCTGTCTTTACAGGCGACGTTAAATCGTCTTGCGAAACTTTCCGCATCGTCTTTCTCCTCAAACAAATAGGTATCCTCATAGACGTTAGTATACTGTTGTACATCCCACTGCTGCTTAAGCATTTGAGATTTACACCAGTCCTTTGCTTCACTACGATAGTCGCTATGGAGCTTTATGATATGAGCATTCCAAGACCATCGCTTTTTATACTCAAAGATGTCAATAGGTAACATCACGCCGCAAACCACTCCGGTACATCACGTTTAGTCCAAGCCATTTTGAACCTAGACTGCTTTGTCTTATAGTACATACGGTAGGACTTGACTGGATCCTCAGGGAACATACACTCAGGATTGGATTTCATTGCCAACTTGAAAGGAGTACGCTCAATGTTAGGAATATGGAACGGAGGTGCCATCAGTACTTTACGCAACTTAGTGTCAGTCATATGTACTTTACCATAACGATGCGTGAACTCGTCGCAAAGGGCGATGAAATGTTTGTAGTGCCATATATAGTTGTATAGACTTTCACGAGTCCAGACGGTACAAGGATGGTTAAAATGAACTGCCTTGTACAGTTGCTGCTCACGAAGGTCAGTTAACTTATATCGTTTGACCCTACGATTGTTCTTGCTTAGCTCATAGTACATAGTACCATCAAGCATGCGATGAGTTGTTGACAGCATTTGAGCTGACTCAATAACCATCTTATTGATATGCTTGTCACACTGCTCTCGTGCAGCTATGACAGGATCCTCATTTAGTATGAATAAGTTCATTCATCACTCCTACATCATATAATACAATATCTGGGTTATTCCACCTAGCAGCTTCTTTAGCCGCCTCTTCTTTGGATCCAAAGATCCTAACGTCATCGGTTGATTTCCAATTACCACCACGGCCCTTGACGAATTGCCAATCGCCTTCATCGATTTCGATCATTACGGCGTATGTTGGAAAAAGCTCTAGTTGTCGCATATATTACCCTCCTCTGTAGCATTCATAATTACTATTATACCACAAAAGAAGGGTAATGTAAATAGTTATTTTAAGTAATTTATGCTGCAAGTAACTCCTGTTCTATATCGTTGATTCGGCTGTTCAAGTAATCGTACTTAACTCTTAATTTATGCAGAATATGATAATTACCACGTTTCTCCATTCTGTACATATAATGTTTAAGCTCCTTTGAGTCTCGCTTCAATCTTTCTATTTGAGATCCATACATTTCGTCATCTCTCCGTTTGTTAGTGATTGGTCGTTGCCGAGATATAGTTAGGTTCCTCCGTTGTGTGATAACTCCAAAAAGTGAAAAAGCCCTAGGACCGTAGAACGATCTTAGAGCTTTCAGTTGAATGATAATGTTTTCTTACCATAATGGTATTTATATTTTTACATCATTTAACGATTAGGCCCGGAAAAGCTTCTGACACTAGCTTTTTGGTAACTCCCTTATAGGCACCAGCTAGGTCCTTTTCCTTCATCTTAATAACAAGCTGCGCATCGTTAGGGTGGATTGCCTCAAGCAACTTGACGAACATCATCTCTACCTTTACGGGTTGGAGCGACTCGCCTGGGCCGCCTTTAACGAAATAGCGAAACCGTTTCGTTTGCTTATTAAGATTCGAGGGAACACTTTTTTCATCAGCAGGTGTGTATGGTGGCTCACCTTTAGGAAGAATGAATTCAACCTCGTCATCATATGCACCCTTCAAAACATCCCTAAGAGCAAGGGTATTGTACTCACGAAGTACTTCAACCTTGTCAACACGGGTAGGTGCTTCACCCGCTTTAGTTAGGATTTCATGGACTGTTAGTCCAGTCAACTTATTCACTGCCATTTTAGTAAAACTCCTCAACACATTCTATTAGCATTTTGCAACGTTTCTTAATAAGATAATTTAGGACATTCCTTTTGAGACCAATAGGATCCTCCTCAAACTTATTTATAATTGCTTCTTTTATATGACTAGGTGTGCAGGACAGATCGATTAGGTTCTTGTTGCGAACGTAATTACGATAAGTGTTCTCGTCCATAACGGACTGCAGATCCTCTGCATGTTCTAGCCAATGTTCAATCTTTTTCTTAGTCACTGGTGACTGTCGTATACCATCAACAAAAGTATTATCAGGACTGAGACAATTAGGGACTCCATCACCTGAGTCTCCTTTCAGTATATGTTCGAATAGATAATGTCTTGGGTTCTTATCAGTCACTGCTTTCTTTTGCATTGGACTGAACTGCTTAACGTTACTAAACTTTTGCAGCTGAATGAAATCCTTGTCGGATGAAACGATCATCATTGGTTCGTGTTTACCAAACTCTTGAGTCTCATAAGCAAGAGCACCAATGATATCGTCAGCCTCACAGCCGTCAATATGAATAACTTTATAAGGGAAGTTTTGAGCGATCTCATCCCTGACCTGATTGATGATACGAAAGATCTCATCCCAGTCTGCTGCCGAGTCGTCACGGTTTTCTCTCCGCTTAAATTTATAGTTAGGGAAGTAATCCCTACGCCATGTCCGCGCATCACACGCGATAACTACTTGGCCGTACTCACTACGAAACTTTTTGTTATACATTCGAATTGAGTTGAGAATCATGTGACGTATAAGGTCCTCATTGATCTCTAGTTTTTGTACCACAACGCCAGCTATGGCGATTCCATTATAATCAATTACTATCATTATCTTCTTGGTTATCCTCTACGAGTTTTTTTAAGGTCTGATGTAGTTCCGCCAATACCTCATGTAGGAAATGCGGATTTCCAGCCTGTCGGGTGATGGCTGCTACCATCATATTGCAGATGACGTTCAGATCATCCTTCATATCATCTATGTCGTAGCCTTCATCATCTAAGAATTCGGCTATACCTTCAAATATGTCAAGGGCCAATTCGACTGATTCCTCAGACTTATGTACCACAGGGAAAGGTATTACGTTATCATTCATAGTACTATTATACACCATTTTCCTTAAGATGTAAACCATTAATATGATTTTTTCTTACTCTAACTTGAATCCACGTGTTGTAGTATTCGTCTGTTAGCAATGCATCTCTCACGAATTGCTCCTTTGCTTCCAGATAACCACACTCGCCTTTGGTTTTGCAGATGTGTAGTATCTCTCTGCGAAAGTTGTCTTTGCCGTATTTTTCTATGTCTGAATTGAGCTCTTCCGACGACCCATAGTAACTTCTCCAATCGGATTCGACCTGGGTGTGTTTTCGTCGTTTACGAGTTTTAGTGATGGGAAGGATCTTCTTGCGCCAAAAGAACTTTTTTCCAATGTACTTGCGGCCATTCTCAATATTAGTAATAAGGTAAACAAACCCGTAAATATCCGAATGGTCAACGCCTTCTGGTAGTTCGTACTCCGCGCCTTCATATAACCAATTCATACTTAGTCCATATTTTATTCAATATAGACTATTTATATGCTACTCCTCGTCCCAGTCTCCATAGTCAGGATCATCCTCGAACTGTAGTTCCTCAAAATCCTCTTCACCACAATGAGGACAGAAATTTAGTTCTGCCTCATCATCCTCAAACTTAATACTAAACTTAACCCCACAAGCAAAACATTCCTTAGTGATGCTCATATCGTAACGCCCTCTAACTCCTTTGAGAGTAGATAGGACTGTAGTTCTTGAAGACCACCAATCAGGTGGTTGCCATCAAAGATAAGTGGCATCGATCTTGCCATAGGAAACTTCTCAACGAAGGCTGCAGTAGTCATATCGTGTGGAACCTTGACTTCAGTAAAATCAATGTTCTTAAGAGTGAGTGCGGCCTTTGCACCAACGCAGTGACCACACCCATCCATTGAATAGATAGTAATGTTCATAGTGATAATCCCTTAAAAGTATCCTCAGATACATCCTGTTTAACCCCGCCAAGAACATAAGAACTGATCTCAGTTTCTTGTGGTGCCACCTGAACGTTTCCTCCGCCAATCCATTTTTCAGTCCACGGTAATGGATTTGATTGACCAGGAGAGTACGGACAGGTGTAACCTAACACTTTCATGCGCTTACACGCAATCCATTCTATATAATCATATAAGAGTTTAGCGTTAAGGCCAATCATTGATCCGTCCTTGAACAGATAATCAGCCCATTGCTTTTCTTGTTCGACTGCATCAACGAACATTTGAATTACCGCGTCG